ATCGATGTCCTCTTGGACCTCGGGACTGATCTCGAACTTGACCACGAAGATCTTGAGGGTCGGCTCCCAGTCGACGAGATCTGCCAGCACAGCCTTGAGCAGCATATCAGCGACGACTTGGGCGTCATTGAAGTGGTGGTACAAGAGTCCCACCAGGGTCTGGATGTTGGCTCTCTTGTGAAGAGCCATCTGAACCAGCAGGTCCAAACCAAAGCTCACGGGGATCTCCGACGAGATCAGGAAATCCGTGAAATTGGCTTCCTCGCAGTTCTGAAACTCAGCCTTGATGCGAGGGATCGTCTGGTTCTTGGAATAGAGGCGCTCAAGCTCGATCTGATGAGCCACCAGCGTCTTCTGCGTGTCAGTCGGAGCAACCTCCAACTCTTCGCACTGCATCTCGGTGTCCATGGTTTCTCTCTCTAAAGTTTGAGGAAAGCGTTCAGGTCTCGGCCAGTCTGAGTCTGGCCAGGATTTTTGGGAGTCTGGTCCTTGGCCGGCACTCCGGCCCAGCCGGTGACCTTGTGGGAAGGTTCGCCGTCGCTGGAGCATCGATAGAATTCGAAGGTGCCTTTGGCCTCTTCCATCCAGCAGTAATAGAATCGGTTACCTTCGAAGGTCCGATAGAACATGACACGACAGAACCCATTGTCTTCGTGCAAGAATGTGAGTTTGTCAGGTTCTGCGGAGGCCATGTTCTTTCCTTGGTTCAGGGAGTGATGTCGGAGATCCAGCGCTTCAGAGCAGGGAGTGTGGTGATCCCAGTGCCGACGATGCCCTTCTCGGGTTCGACGACAGTGGGTAGGGATCGCACCCCATATTTCTGAGCAGCTTCTGAGTTCTGCTCCAGGTCGAGGTACTCGAAGAAGTGAGGGCTATCGCCGTCAGCTTCGATGGCTCTCCAGAGCGCCTTGCAGCTGGAGCACCAGGTGGCGCCGAAGATGAGAATTTTCACGATTGGATGTCCTTCCAATATTTCGCGAGGGTCTCCTCGGTATAAGGCTTCCAATACTCGCAGGACTCTTTGTGAAGACGATCCTTTGCATAAACACAATCTGAACGAGTGTTCGTATCTATGACGCACCCATCAGGTTCAGTGCCTGGCTTCATCGAGAAGAGATCGCAGAAGCACCCATGCTTGACGCCTGTTGGACCTATGACGATCCAGCCGGCCTCACGAAGCAGCTTGGCAGCTGCTTCTTCTTCAGTGGTCGGAAGTCTCATGGGAGCTCCAAGGTGATCGGGACGACTTGCATGTCGTTGATGTCACGACTGGGAACGGGACGGATTTGCCCATTCCAGGCGCCTTCATCGGACTGATAGCGACCTCGTACCCAGCAGCGCAGAGCTCCCTGAGCATCTTTAGCTGTCCGAAAGACTCGAGGGAGATCGTTGGCTTCTGGCTTTCCTGGCTCATAAGCCGTGCTGCCACGTCCAGACTGGCAATAGCCCATGAGGAGATAGTTCCCCGTAGGCATATGTCGAATGGCAAACATCGAGATGATCATGACTTGATCACCTCTTGAACCAAGGAAGGGAGCACACTCACTTGGGTGTAGTAATCCGTCTTGGGGTAATTCACACGAAGAGTGGGACTTACTATCGCAACGATGACATTGTCATCGTAATCAACGATGGTGACTTCCCCATGCTGGGTGATGAATGTCAGAGCCTTCCGAATAGCCTGGGCTAGAGTGCCTTTGATCGAGCCGATCTTGGCGGTTCGAGAGGACCAAGCTGCGTTCTTGGCTGGTCTGGTGAAGCAGTAGCGCTTGATCATAGCACTCTCTCAAGAGCACCATTGACCCACTTGTAGTTCACTCGCTCATTGACCTCGACAGCACGAGAGTCAGTGACTGTGGTCCAACGCCACATGAGAGCTTTGGCATTGTCCTCGGCTTCCTGCTTGGTCTCGAAGACCAGCGCATTGCGAGAGAACTTGCCGTCCACCTCGACTTCAGGCTTCCAAGCCATCAGACGCTCCCCCAGTAGACCCGACCGTCGCCGAGGATCTGAGCCCACATGCTGTCGAACTCGCAGTTCTTGGGCGCCTCCATGAACATCGGAGCGATCTCGGTGGCTTTGAAGCCGGCCAGGCCACAGCCGATCTGCGTCACCCTGAAGGTGAGTTTGCGGTGACCATGAGCGAAGGCGATGAAGCCCTGCACGTACTGATGCACCCGCTTGATTGGGAGCGTTTCGAGGTTCTCGTCCTTGGTGGGAATGGCGAAGCTTTCGCCCATGTGCCCATAGCTGAAGCCCCATCGGGCTCCATGCTTCTTGTAGGCTTCAGCAGCTGCGCCAGCTCCATGAACTCCCGCTTCATTGCTTCCGAATACGAACACGCTTTTCGGCATCTTGGTTGTTCCTTTTTTCAATGAATTCGAGGGTTTGTCGGGATCTCTCAGCCACAACGCAGAAGCTGTGTGCGGTGAAGAGCTTGGTGTAATCTTGGGGAGAGCCGCCATATCGAGCAGCTCTCTCGGAGGCCGAGGGAACGAGATGGATCTCAGTTCCACAGAGCTTGCATTTCATAACGATTCTAACTTGTAGAATCCGGACCTGAAAGAGCTGACGCCGGCATACGTGTAGCGTTTCTGGCGCTGCTTTCGAGGAGGCAATACGAAGACCTTAGCTCTCCAGCCTTGGCCTTTGCCGTTGCCTTCGATGATCTTCATGATCCGGACACGTCGACCATCCTGGGCAACCCAGAGACTGTCGATCTCGGGTTGAGGATTGAAGTATTTGTCCTGCTCGATGATCGCTGCATCGAGGTTCGAGGGATAAGCGCCATGCTCATCCAGGATCTTTACTGGGCCACTCATGGCCTCGTATTTGTCCCAGAAGTTGGGCTCTGTCTTACTGAGAGTGCTCATGTTCCAGGCTCCTCCTTCATGAGTTCAGGAATGTCGACCTCACGGACGATCTCATAAACGTCAATATCGTTGAAGTTACACGCCTGTGCGAAATGCCTTTTGAGATGCACTTTGAGTTCGTCAATAGTCTCAACGTAAGTAATTGCCACCCCCTCGTAAGGGATATACTCGTGAATTTGATAGGTGGTGCTCATTTGCCGAGTCCCATGCTAAAGCTCCTTTGGGATATATTGAATGAGAGTTGAGCAGTTTACCCTGTTGCTCAGCAGCTTTGCCATCATCTGTGGTGCTTTTAAGCGCCCTTGCCAGTGTCCGGACTCCGTTCATGGCTACGCTATGCGTGTCTGCCGTGGATAGGATGCTCTTCGACCTGGGCTAATGCTGATGTGGACTTGATTACCTAGCTAAAGGTTCTGTGATGGTGATCAGGAGCGTACACTGTCCGCAGACTTCCAGACCTGGAGAGATACTTAGATCTCTCGAAGGTGCTGCGATCATACAGTGTTCACTTAGCCGGGCTCACCCCGGCACGGCGGAACGCCAAGTCACATTCTTTCCTCTGGGTTCATGTGCCTGTGCGTTAGCAGGCGGTCTGACGCTGTTCTCAAGATCGCTTTTTGTCGCTTCTCTGCGTTTAAGCTGGGCTCACCCCAGCTCGGTACACGCCCAAGTCATGGTTAGTTCCTTGGTTCATGGCGACTCGACAGGCTTTAGGTGCATCTCCGCTAAGATAGCTGAAAAGTTCAACTTAGCTTTTAGATAGTTGAGGGATGCCCTTTAACCTATCGGAGACAAAAAAGAACAGGAGAGATCCCGAAGGATCCCCCCTGTGTTGTGTCAGTCGACGAGCGCGAGCTTGCGACGGAACGGATTTTCGCTGGGAGCGACAGGCGTCACTTCGCCATTCGCACGCCGGATCTGGATCTGGAGCCCACCGGCTTCGCCGATGATCTTGTCTTCGCCCGGCGCCAAGCCCTTGCAGGCTTCCATGACCTGATCGAGCAGATCATTCCGAGCGCCCTGGAACGCAGCGAAGTTGACGTTCCTCGAGGTCGTGGTGAGTTTCTCCTGCGTGTCCAACGGGATACCCGTTGGCAGCGACACGAAGCGCTGTTCGGTGCCCTCGTCGGTCTCGTAGTCGACCACGTAGCCGATGTTCATCCAGAACTCAGCCTTGGGCCGATCGTCGGTCTGCTGGGAAGGCGTCTTCACTCCAGCGAACTTCTCGCCGAAGGTCTTCGAAACGGTGATTGCCATTGCACTAAGCTCCTTATGAGCAAACCGGGGAACATTCCCCACACACGCCGAAGGCGTGAGCCACAAAACGAAGCACAAGCGTTGACTCATGCTCCGCTTAATCCAAGAAACGGCTTACGCTAGTCTAAGCGCACATAGCGCTTGATCTTGGTCATACGCTCGTTGAGCACCCGATCAGCTTCATGCTTAGCTCGGATCTCTCGCTCGCCTGTGATCCAGTCGATGAAGAGTTCGACCAAAGTGGGCTTATGCTCCACTTCAGTTATGTTGAATTTGGTCACCAAGTGATCGATGTATTGGCCCATTGGGATTACTCCATGAGTAGGTCGTGACAACGTGAAATGCTGTTGGTTTCCATGCACTTGGCCATAGACTTGCCTCCATCATCACAGATGCACAGGGTGATGGTGATGAGTGAGACGATGATCATCAGGTAGCTGACGCCGCAGATGTATGGACGCATTGGCGTCACTCCCAAGTTAAATCTGTGAATTAGACTCATGTTTAGAGTCGGACTTGTCCGGAAACAGGGATTTCCAGAATACTTTCATCACGATGAACTCGACGATGTTCACGATGATGTAGATGAGCAGCCAGTGAAGCCAGAGCTTAAGCCTGAGCAGCCCAGCTAGTGAGTCAAGCATGGCTTACCTCAAGTTATGTTGGGTTATCGGATGGATATAGGATCACGATGAATCGTGATAGTCATTCGGTGAGTGGACATGAGTTGAATCATGATAGTCAACTGGGATAGCGAGACAGATGCAAGGCTCAGTCTCTAGCCATCCCCATTCACTCACACCTAATGCAATCATGATAGTCACTCACACTCAGGTGAGCAGACACAGAGTGACCTATCGCTTGAGTCGAAGACCATGATCACTCCGTGATCATGACCTATCGCTCGAGATGAATGGACTCACCCACCCTTGCGAGGTGAGTGAGCCACTGTTGTCTTGGCCTCAAGCAGCCTTGAGTCTGGCAGCAGCCGAGTCCGGCTTGCGCAGGATCTTGCTGTACCGATCATGAGCCTGCTCGTAGTGGAACCGATGACGCTCGGACTTGGCGATGAACGTCTCCACCTCCAGGTCAATGGCCGTCTGTTCCATTGCCTTCTCTTCGATGAGGCGATCAATGAAGGTTTCATTGTCCGCAATGATGCGAGACTGCTGGTTGAGGGCAGCTTGCTCCACGAAGGCATTGGCCATGCCGATCGAAGTGCTGACTGCGTTGAGCGCACCAGTCACCGTGGTAGCAGCAGTGCTGACAGTGTCGAGCACAGTTCCGAACGTGAGGCGAGCAGTTGCCATTGAGTTACACTCCATCAGGGTAGGAACCAAAGACACCATGTCTTGATTCCACACTCCGCGAAGCGGAGAGATCCCTCAGTGTCTCTTGAGTGACACTCCGGGGGGGTAGTCCGGATGGTGGAAGTGTACAACCAACACACTGCCTTCATCTATCTCCACGAAATATCAGCAATGCCCTCCTGCATATATTGCAGAGAGGCTCTCCTATTAGCAGCTATGTTTGAGGAAGATATTTGATTGGGCCTGCGGAGCCCCTTGGTTTCTCTGAATATGAGCCCTTTAGGGGTCATTTCAGACACACTCTCCCATTACCTCTCTCTCTAAATTTAAGAGTAGAAGCTGGAAACGCTCGGGTGCTGAAATCATCTGAACCTACGAGAGAGCAAAAGCAAGGGGGAGAGCCTCTGAGAGAGCCTCCATAAAGAGGGAGTCTCCAAATAAGAGAGCCACCGAGCCTGAGAGGTTCTGAGGCTGGTCGTAGACTCGGTTGAAGCCATCGGCACGAATGAGAGCTTGGAGCCAGAGCAGGTTCGCAAAGACGTTGGGTTGGTTTTCCCTTCCTGGTTCCGCGCAGCGATAGGCTCGACAGGGGAGGATCTCTCCTTGTTCGAGGATGCTGTCGAAGGTCTCGATGAGTTGGGGGGCTCCACCCACGGATGCTTCGATCATGAAAGGCGAAGGCGCCTTGCGTAAGAGCATCAGTCGTTGGGAGCGTCGGGAGGTAGCCGAGGGAATGACGCGGAGAATGCCCCGCATGGTGGTCTTCCTGGTTCAAAAGCTTCGAAGTGAGGAAGGCACCGCATGGCTTTCCACCATGCTGGGGGGACGGAGCTAGTCCATCAGCCTCTGCTGCAACGCTGCTTTGGCTTGTCCCCTGGCCGAGGTTCGCCGTGTCAGTGCCCAACGAAACAGACTTACAACATAAGTTAGCAATGAGTGCAAATGAAAAGAGACGAGAAGCGGCCAGGCCCCTCGTCTCTTCTAGATGGGCAGCTCAGGCTCTGAACCAAGAACACCCTTGGCAGAGTGTTACCTGGCAGGAGGTCGAGACCGCTGCCTGCGGAAGTTATGTCCCCACTATCCGCTAGGGTCGCCATGTACTTCGCCACGCTCTAGGCGCCACGCAAAGTTATATTTGGATAAATCGGGCTTCACGTCAAGTCTCAAATCTCTTTGACCGGTTGCTATAGATGCCCTAAAGGGTAAATATCAAAGCAACGGGGAATGCTTTACATGGATATTACTGAGGATGAGTTAGAAGAGCGGGCAGTTGCTAAGAGGGTTACTCTGAAGGACGTCGAGGACAGCATCCTCTTCTGTTATTTCTTCACGGCTGCGGATGGCGTTCGAGCCACGCAAAAGACCACTGCCCGGATGCAGGGCAAGGCCAAGAATCTGGAGCTGCTCACTTTCTGTGTGCTCGTCCTTCAGAACGGTTTCACGGTGACTGGCCAGAGCGCCTGCGCCGATCCCGCGAACTACCAGAAGGATATTGGCGATCGTCTCGCCAAGACTGATGCGGTCAACAAGATCTGGCCGCTGCTCGGCTTCGTGTTGAAGAACGAGCTCAATGAAGGGGAAGCGTGATGGAATTCGCACTCTATATGTTGGTGATCCTGCTGTTCTGCGTGATCGCAGTCGGCGCGTTCTTCCACAACACGATCGTCGCCGGACTCAAAGACGAGCTCTTGACTGCTGAGACCCGGCTGCGGGCAGCGTTCATGAGCCGCAGCAAAGTGGCCCAGAACACTCTTCAGGCGGATGTCGTCGCCACGGGCGCTGCTGTTTCCGGCGCCGTCACGGATGCTGCTTCGGGGATTGCGGAGAAGATCTCTTGATCAAGCCCTCGGTCGGCCGAATCGTCTGGTACTACCCGGACCCGAAGAACACTCTCATTGCACCCACGGGCGGAGCGCCCATGGCTGCGATCATCGCCTACGTGCATAGCGACACGATGGTGAACCTCGCCTTCTTCGATGCGAACGGCGTCGCCTCGAATCAGACTTCGGTGAAGCTCTTGCAGGATGAAGACAAGCCCAATCCGGGCGAGATCTACTGCGAGTGGATGCCGTACCAGGTTGGACAGGCGAAGGCGGCAGCGGCTGCTTCTCCCCTGGTTGTTGACCCGCATTCCAACGCCTACATGCGGAGCTAAGTGCGATGATGCGTCCGGTCGTCTTTGTTAATGGTCCTCCCAGCAGTGGGAAAGACACGCTCGCTGAATATGTCGTCCGGAAATTTCCGGGTTTCCGACAAGTCAAGTTCAGCGAGATACTCAAAGAGCGCACTCATGCTCTTTATGGACGACCGGACCTTCCTCACCATGCGTTCGAGACAGTCAAAGAGACTCCCTGCGATGTCTTCCTCGGGTTGAGTCCGAGGGAAGCCTACATCGAGGTAAGTGAGCGGTACATGAAGCCGACTCATGGGGATGAGGTCTTCGGTCGACTCCTTCTTGATCGGATGCAGAACACCTCAGGTCGGGCTTTTATCATCTCGGACTCTGGTTTCGCCTCGGAGGCCCAGCCTATCCTGCGATCGGTCGGTGCAAGCAAGTGCCAGCTGGTCAGACTTTATGCTGAGGGTCGTGGCTGCTCGTTCAAAGGCGACAGTCGCACGCACATCAAGTTGGAAGGCGTCCAGACGACGGACATCGCCAACAACTACTCGATCGACGAATTCTATGGCCGAGCCATGAGCCGGCTTTCTCACATCTTTCAGCAAATGGTGGGTGGCGAATGAACAAGCATGTGAAGGAAACGCAGGGCGAACTGGCTCTGACTCTCGGTTTCGGCGAAGCGATCTCCTACCTGAAGCTCGGCAGCCGAGTCGCTCGCACCGGCTGGAATGGAAAGGGCATGTGGCTGGAACTCCAGGTTCCCGATGCTCACTCGAAGATGACGCTCCCCTACATCTTCATGAAGACGGCGGACCACAATCTCGTTCTCTGGCTCGCGTCGCAGACGGACATTCTGGCCGACGACTGGCTGGTGGTGCTCTGATGCAGACCACCGGCCCCCTCTTTCGAATCGAGAAGTCCACCTGCGGAAACTTCATCCGCGTGCATCTGGGAGGCAAGACTGAAGTGCTCTCGATGAGCACCTGGTCGAAGGCGATCGGGCATTCTGGGGAGTTTCGCCACAACCCCGAACTGAAGCCGGTCGAGCCGACGACCCCCAACGAACCGGACTGTGCTTGATGCTCACGCGCGAGATGATCGAAAAAGCGCTCCCCACTAATTTGAGGAGTGCCGCTACCCAGGCTTTCACGGACCAGGTGAACAACCTGTCGGCAGATCCCTTGGTGGCTGAGAGCATCCGCGAGAATTTCATCTCGTATTCGAGGGTGCTCCAAGAGGGGAAATTTAAGACGGAAGACTACCTGCACGCGGTCGCCTACGTGAGCTTCAAGCACATGGGCTACTCGAACCAGGATGCCTATTTCCGGACTTTCCCCCAGCGCCACGCCAATCTCTTGGCCAAGGGCACTTCGGGCAAAGACATTGCGGCTTACGTCTCAGCGTTCCACCGGGGCAAGCTCGTGAACCTTGTCATGGAGCAGAGCCTCGTTCCGATCTGGATCCTGAACCAGGACGTCTACCAGAAGGCGATCAACACCCAGGTCGAGATCATGGAGGACGACACCCTCCCGGCTGTGGCTCGAACGGCTGCTGCGAATTCGGTGCTCACCCATTTGGCGAAGCCAAAAGAGATGGCGAACACCATCAATTTCACGGTCGCTGAGAGTTCGGGAATGTCCGAGATGCGGCAGCTCCTCACCGATCTGGCCCGAAATCAGCGGGCAGCCATCGAAGGGGGAACTTCTCCTCGGGAGATCGCCAGTCAGAAGCTGATCGATGTCACCCCGAATCCTAGTCCCTCACTGGTTCCAAAATAATGGAACTCCTCAAGCAAGAACTCGATATTTGGCTCGATGGCGTCAATTATCAGGCTCTGAATTCGTCGGACTATGTGCCGTCTGAGTTCGCCCTCACCTTCATGAATTTCATCAAGCTCGTGAACGGCGCCGAAGGCGAAAGCCACAAGACTCCCCCTGTTCATTTGAAGATGCTCGACAAGCTCGTCGAGCCCAGCCCCTATGTGGCGAACCTCTGTTTCCGTGGAGCAGCGAAAACGACGCTGTTCATGGAGTATTTCGTTCTCTTCCTGGCTTTCTATGGTTACCTGCCGAACTTCGGGAAGATCGAGGGGATGATCTACGTCTCCGACTCGATGGAGAACGGCGTCAAGAGCGCTCGAAAGAACATCGAGTTTCGCTACGAATCCAGCCCTTTCCTGCAATACTGGATCCCTGAAGCCCACTTCACGGACAACTACCTCGAGTTTCGAGCCAAAGAGGGCAATCGACTCGGCGTAAAGATGTTCGGCGCCAAGACAGGCCTCCGCGGAACGAAGATTTTCGGGAAGCGGCCTCCTCTTGCCGTGCTCGATGACCTTGTGAGTGACGACGACTCCAAGTCCAGGGTCCAGATGGAGGCCATCAAGGACACTGTCTATAAGGGAGTGAACCACGCTCTTGATCCGACCCGCCGCAAAGTCATCTTCAACGGCACTCCCTTCACCAAAGACGACATTCTCATTGAAGCCGTCGAGTCTGGCGCATGGGATGTGAATGTCTGGCCGGTCTGTGAACGTTTTCCCTGCACTGAGGAGGAGTTCTCCGGGGCTTGGGAGGACCGTTTCACGTTCCAGTACGTCAAAGATCAATATGACATGGCGGTCAAGACGGGGAAGCTCGCTGGATTCTACCAGGAACTGATGCTGAGGATCACCTCAGACGAAGAGAGGCTCGTTCAAGACGACGAGATCAAGTGGTACAACCGATCGAAGCTCCTTGAGATGAAGGGGAACTTCAACTTCTACATCACCACGGACTTCTCGACCTCGAAAAAACAGACTGCGGACTTCTCTGTCATCGCTGTGTGGGCCTACAACTCCAACGGACAATGGTTCTGGGTGGATGGAGTCTGTGCTCGGCAGACAATCGACATCACCTTCAATGACCTGTTCCGGCTTGTGAGCGAATATCACCCGCAACAGGTGGGCATCGAGGTCACTGGCCAGCAGCAGGCCTACATTAAGCTCCTCCAACAAGAGATGATGAACCGGAACATCTGGTTTTCGTTCGCTTCGAGTGAAAAATCAGGTGAAGCAGGCATTCGACCGGTCGTGGATAAGCTCTCCAGGTTCAATATGGTCGTTCCTTGGTTCAAATCATCTCGCATGTGGTGGCCCGAGGAGATGAAACTCACCGTGATCATGGGTCATTTCTTGCAGCAGATTAAATTGGCGACTAAGAATGGCCTGAAGGGCAAAGATGATTGCCTAGATACGATCTCGATGCTTGGGTATCTGACGCCGTGGAAACCATCCGAAGGAACTGCTTCTTCAAGTTCTTCTGAGGGACCTTACGACGAAGACACACCGGAAGCGGACACCAATCGCTTATCCTCTTACGTTGTGTGAGGCATCGTGACGCTTGCTGAACTCTTTGAAATGCTCTCGTATGACGAGTTGCAGAACCTTTCGATCTCGGCCGAGGGAAATGGCGGGATCATTGCGTCTGCTCAGCCCAGGATCGTCAATTACCTCAACGAAGCGCTGCTGAAGCTCTATTCCAGGTTCGTTTTGAAGGAAAACGACATTCTCGTGCAAATGTTCGACTCGGTGACGTTTTATCACCTGATTCCACCGTTTGCCGTGACTTTCGTCCCTGGAGTTGGGCAAGACAATGAGCGTGTCCGATACATCCTGGACCTGCCGGATGAGCCTTTTACGGGCGGAATTATCAAGATTTTGTCGGTTTTCAACAGTGAAGACGCTCTTGAGCTGCCTTTGAATGATGAAAGCGAGCGTTTCTCGGTTTTCACGCCCCAAGCACACGTTTTGCAGGTTCCAAATCCCATCCATGGTCGCGTTCTCAATGTTCGCTACCAGCAACGCCATGATAAAATTCAAGGCGAATTGGATGAAAACATTTGGATTCCCGATGTATTGCTTGGGGCGCTGACTTCGTACATCGCCTACAAGGTCTTTAGCCATATAAATACTGTGCCCAGCACGGCTAAGTCCCAAGAGTTCATGGCGACTTACGAGGCGTTTTGTACTGAGGTCGTCGATCGGGATCTCGTGAATTCGAGCATCTCCCAGTCAAACCTTCGATTTGGAAGAGGAGGATGGCGATAATGGGATGCCGATGCACGCTGGACTACTACGGCTCGAACTTTGCCCCGCTTGTGGACAAGCAGATCGGCACTGCGTTCTGGACCGTGAAGTGTGTCCACGACAATCTTGAGAACATCGCCTACGTCGTCACCAATATGGAAGCGATCATCACGCTGGCGACCCAGGTGACGACGCTCCAGACGCAGGTTGCAGCGCTTCAGGCACAGGTTGCCGCTCTGACGCCTCACTAAGTCGTGGGAATCCTCGCCTTCGTTCCGTTTGCGACGTTCCTTCAGCTCAATCCGCTGAAGAACCACTCCAGTCGCGTGATCATCCCGAACTTGATTTTCGGGTTGAGCGTCGCTGATGCGTTTTTGCAGACGATAAGCGGGACGAGCCTGGATATTTCAGTGTCCGATGGGACGCTTGAGACCATTTCGAGTGCAACACTCGAGCTGAGCGGCACCACGCTGACTTTCACCTCGCTTGCAGTCGGTAGCACCTTCGACATGACCTTCACGGTGACCAATTCCGGCACCGTGGATCTCATCCTTTCTTCACTTACAGCCACTGGTGACTTCTCGGTCACTTACATCGCGAGGGACTGAACGATGGCTAATGCAGTTTACCCGAGTTTTCGAACCAAGCTCCTCTCGCCGGGCATCAACCTTGCGACGGTGACCATCAAGGCGATCGGCGTCACGGTGACGTCGGGTTCGACGAACTATACTTACAATGCTGCTCATGCGAACCTGTCGGACATCGCTTCGGGCTCCATCTTCGTTCCGGCTGTCGCTCTCAGTTCGCTGGCGGTCGCTTCCCAGGCGCTCACTGCGGCTTCTGTCGTGTTCCCCTCGGTGGCCATTTCTGGTTCCCTCAAGGTCGATGCGATCATCCTCTACATCGACACGGGCACGCCCAGCACCTCGACGCTGATCGGTTACATCGACACGGCGACGGGTCTTCCGGCCACTCCCACCGGGCAGAACATCACGCTCAACTGGTCCGGCGCCGTTCTGACGGATTGAGGCTGAGTCAATGACCGCACCCTCTGTCGTCAGTGAGGCTTATTTTCCCTGGACGGGCGCTTATCCGCTCGCTTCATCGAATTCCTATGACTCGACTGGCACAGATGGCCTGATCGTTTTCTTCTTCTCGGCTACGGGTACTTCGTTCGTCCCGGTCGCCACTTATGGTGGCGTGACTGGCACGCTTATTGGCCAAAATACGGTTCCGGCTCAGACTTCGGCCGGGACGCTCTGGGCTTGGTCGTTCCGCGGATATACGCCAGGTGCGGGCACCCTCCTGATCTCGTCGTCGACGAACTATGCTGACTCGGGTTGTTGCTATGTCGTCGGGCTCACCGGCACGCAAAGCTCGATGCTGGGCAATTCCAGCATTGTGGTCTCCGGAACTCCCTCGGGAAGCGCCTCGATCACGGCCGCTGGAGCCAACAGCACCTTCATTGGACTGGCGGCGAGCTGTCAGGCTCCTGGCGTCACTGGTTCGGGCTCGCCCGCTCCCACGCTGCTCGAATCCAACACCACAGCCACAAACAACCTGGGCAATGTCTACTCGCAGGCGAGTGTAAGTTCTGGCGCAACGGTTTCGATCTCGTCGAGCGCCGCTTACAACTACACAGCGGCTGCTGTTGTCGAGGTTTTGGGCGCTTCGAGCGGTCCAAGCATCACTTCTGGCCCCCTTTCGCTCTCGACGAGCTTGGGTGCGGCAACTGTGCGTGTGCCCCCTGTTGTCACGGCTGCCCCCCTCTCGCTGAGTGTTTCCCTTGGTTCGGAAACTCTCGTCGTCACGCCCATTCCTCCGAGCATTTTGGCTGGGCCTCTCGCTCTGACGATCAGCGAAGGTGGCATCGTCGTCACTTTCCCGAATTCGATCACGGCTCCGCCGCTGGTTTTGTCTTTGGGGCTGGGCGCTGCAAGCGTCGGCTCCCCGGTCTCGATCACGGCTGGTCCCTTGCCGCTGACGATCGCTCTGGGCAGCGAAACTGTCGGGATTGCAGCCACTCTGACGACGCCGATCACCATTCCGGCAGGTGGCAGCGTCACGGTCACGGTTCGCTTCACGCCTACGGTTGCAGGATCTCGCACCGGGGCTCTGTCGATCGTCTCGAATGCGGCTTCCAGCCCGAATACTGTGGCCCTCACAGGCACAGCTGTGGCGAGTGGATCGGCTCCCCTGTCCAGGCTTTCGATCTCCGGAAACCAGTTCGTCGACTCCAGCGGCAACAAAGTGCGCCTGAAGAGCGTCAATTGGTTCGGTGGCGAGAGCACGAATTACATTCCTCATGGGAACTGGATCCGTCGCTACACCGACATGCTCTCCCAGATGAAGACGATGGGCTTCAACTGCATTCGCTTGGCGTTCTCAGGAGACACTTGCTCTCCCGGTCGGACTCCTCCGGGCACGGCTTTCGACGCCACGCTGAACCCCGAATTTGTCGGGCAAACCTCGCTTCAGATCTACGATCTGATCATCGCTTGGTGTCAAGCGAACTCGATGTACGTCGTGCTCGATCATCACCGTTGCTCGGCAGGCGCTGGAACTGACACAGGCATCGTTGCTCCCTATTCCACGACGCAATGGCAGGCAGACTGGGTGCTCTTGGCCACTCGATACGCTGCGAACACCTGCGTTGTCGGCGCCGACGTGCATAACGAGCCCTACGTCTACACCTGGCTCGAATGGAAAGCCCTTGTCGAGCCTCTGGGCAACGCAATCCTCGCTGCTGCTCCTGCCTGGCTCATCTTCGTGGAGGGCGTTGGCGCCTTCACGGGCACGTCCAATGGTGTCACCTACGACAACGACAATACCTGGTGGGGTGGCCAGCTCATGGATGTCGCCAACAATCCGATCACGCTCTCAGTGCCGCACAAAGTCGTCTATTCGCCCCATGAGTATGGTCAGAGCGTCGGTTCGCAGGCTTGGTTGTCGACCGATAGCTCGCCTGTCACTGGTTACCCGGCCGGGATCTACACTGAGATCCACAAGCACTGGGGCTACATCTACGAGCAGGGCATTGCCCCGATCTGGGTGGGCGAAATGGGCGGCAAATTCGGGCTTGACGGCTCTGGAGGCGCAACTCAGCCGAATGGCGATGTTGAGACGGTCTGGATGAGCACCGTGATCAAGGTTCTCAACGGTGACTTCGCCGGAACGGGAACCAGTCAGGACACAGCGGGCAACAAGGGCATGTCGGCTTGCTATTGGGCCTATCCGCCCATCTCCGGTGACACTGGTGGTCTCGTTCAAGACGACTGGACCACGCCTCAGGCACCGAAACTCGCCGTTTTGGCGCCCTTTCTCACGTTCACGGGGACCTAATGGCACAAGAGGCCGTTTTCGTTGTCACTCTCTCGCCGGCTTCGTCGTCTCCACAGACGGTGAACTTCACTACTCGCGACGGAACAGCCTCCGCGGCGAACGGTGACTACACAGCTGTGAGCGGAACTCTGACTTTCGCACCCGGAGTGACCACTCAGCAGGTCATTGTCCCGGTTCGTCTTCCTCTTCCGACCGGACATGCTTCGGAATTGTTCTACGTCGACGTGAGTTGGCCGACTGGATCGGGAAATACGACTACTCGTGGCACCGGGATCGGCACACTTCCAGGGGCTGGGCTCACTGTCTTGCCGGTCGTCTCCATCAACAATGTTTCGGTGTCCTGACCTATGACCATTTCCACGACTCGTAAGATCTCGTTCCTCGTCACGCTCAATGAGGCCAGCGCTCAGACTGCGACGGTCGATTACACGACTGTCTCTGGCACTGCGATTGCCGGCACTGACTTCGGAGCTGTCTCGGGGACGCTGACTTTCGCACCTGGCGTCACTTCGCAGGGGATCGACGTCTATCTGGGCACGGCTTCCACAGGTGGCCTGGTGTTCCAAGTGGCGCTCTCGAACCCGGTGAATTGCACCCTTGGTTCGGGCGGAGGCCAAGGCACGATCGGGATCTCGGTCGTTCCTCCCTATTTGTCGCGTTTCAACTATATGTACGCGGCCATCAAAAACACTGCGAATGGGTATTTTGGTCCCCCGACAGGGCCGAAAGCCTTCCAGATGCCTTATCATTGCCCGGAAAAGCTCATCGCCGAGGCTCCCGACTATGGCCACGAGAGCGTCTCCGAGACGATCTCTTTCTGGGTCGGACTTGAGACTTGGCAGGGTGTGCTGAACAGCGACTGGACTGGCTACACGGCTTGCTGGAATTCGATCACCTCGAACTACATCCCGAGTGCTACGAACCAGCCGATCAGCGCCTATTTGCCTGCGGCGCCGGCGACGTATCAGCCCGAAGAGGATTTGCCGAGTCTCTATCCGGTGACCAGCGTTGTAAGTGCCCCGGTCGGCACTGATGGGCTCTATGCCGAACTTCTGGCTACCTACGGCACCCCCACGATCTTCCTCATGCACTGGCTGATCGATGTCGATGGAGCCTTTGGCTTCTACAATGGCGACACATCGACGCTCGGCACCTACATCAACAACTTCCAGCGTGGAATGATGGAGAGCACGTTCCTCACCATTACCTTCCCCTGCTGGGACGATTGGCACTTTGGCGGCCCCTACGGCTATTTGCCCCTCTATGGGACGGGAACCGAGCTCTATCCGAGCGCTCCCTTCGCTTACGGCAAGCAGTGGCGCTACACCTGTGCGCCTGATGCCGAGGGCCGGGCTCTCCAGTGGGCGTTCCGAGCCACGGACATGACTGCGAGTGCTCCTCCCGCAGCTGTGACCGCTGTTGAGACAACTGCTCGGAAGATGGGCGACTATCTCCGCTACGCCACGATGGACAAGTATTTCCGGCAGATCGGCAACAATCAGGTCGGTTCGACGGTCAGCGCTCCCAAAACGGCCTGTCACTACCTCATCTCTTGGTACATGAGCTGGGGCGGCGAGATCCCTGCAACGGGTGTTCCGGCATCCTGGTCCTTCCGTATTGGTTCCAGCGAATGCCATTTCGGTTATCAGGCGCCCAATGCGGCCTACCAGATGGCCACGGGTGGCGGAGGTCACACGCCTTTGTCGCCGACAGCTGCTGGAGACTGGCTGCTCTCGCTCACTCGTCAGCTGGAGATGATCCGTTGGCTTCAGACTGAACAGGGCTTTATCGCCGGTGGTGTCTCGAATTCGGTCGATGGCCGCTATTTGACGCCTCTGACGGGGCTTTCTGCCCCCAATGAGGTCAATTATCCCCGAGACGGTCGTGAAGTGGCGACTTTCTATGGGATGACTTACACTTACAGCCCGGTCTGGCATAACCCGCCCTCGAACAACTGGTTCGGCTACCAGGTGTGGGGTATCGGTCGTGTCGCTGAGCTCTTCCACACGACTGCGGGCAAGACGAGCACCCTTGCTCTCTCGATCCAGACCAATCTTCAAGTTATCCTGGATCGCTGGGTCAATTGCGTGCTCGCAAATTGCACGGTCGCCTCGGATGGCAGCTCGTTCTCGCTTCCGAGCAACCTCTCGTGGGTGAGCAGCACCCAAGTTGTCGGCGAGACGACCACTGTCGCCAATCTCGAAGGCGACTTCGAGTACCTGCCTAGCCTGAATTGGCCCGGTACGTCCCCGAATTATGCGACTTTCTGGAGCGCTGGATCGGTCCCGAACCCGAATTTGCAGTTCACGATCACCTCGACGGGTGAGGATCTTGGTGTTGCTGGTTCGCTGGCGTCTACACTTCTTCTGTACGCCCAAGCGAAACGCAATCTGGGTCTCTTCACGACGCCGATCCCCGGCACACCCAATGGCAAGACGCCAAACGATTGTTATCTGCTGGCCAAAGCGCTCTTGGACTGCATCTGGACCAATTACAAAGCCTCTATGGGCGTCGAGGTCTCGGAGCCCCGAGCTGACTACGTGCAGTACGGCAATCCGATCTACATCCCATCGATCTTCACGGGCACGACGGGCACTGGAGATCCGATCAACGCCGAGTCCACCTTCGTCTCGGTGCGTTCGTTCATGGAAAGCGATCCTGGCTACGCACAGATCGCTGCCTACCATGCCAATCCGACGACTGCCCCGGTTCCGGTGTTCACTTATCATCGGTTCTGGGCTCAGACGGAATACGCCATGGGTTGCGCCGTCATGCACAAGTATTTCTCTGACTTAGCCGAGGCTGCATAGAACTATATAGGAGGAAAGCCTTGTGTTTTCCTCCTACTTACGTTTGCTTTACTTAAATCACTACTTGACGTGAAAGAAATCAGCTATAAACCCCGATTAACGGGGGTTGGCCGACTTGACCAAAATTGAATTGAAGGCCGGCAGCACGTTCAGTTATGCGGGCACAGTATCCAATCTGGACGCCTCAACTGCGTGGAGTGCTCTCTCGACGCTGCGAAATAAGACTACGAAGGCTGAGATTACGCCTGGAATCATTGTCACCTTGGCGAAAGCCTCGGATTTCTCTTCGACCCAGAATTGGGTGATCACGCTGTTTGCGCCTTCGGTCTCAACGACTGGATGGCTTGCTCAGCTGCTCAGCGCCAAGGGTGAAGCCGAGTTTGACATCAAGTTCTTCAATACGGCGGCTCCTGATCCCGTCATCAAGTCGGATACGGTCGATCTGAAGATCTGTCCGGCAGTCAGTCAGTGACGCTCTCGCTTCAGCCAACATCTACAGCAATTGGGGTCACTCTTGCTGTGCAAGATGTGGTTCCTCCTGTAGTATTGCTCAAGTTGGTGTCGTCTCCGAGCATTGCTCTCACCGAGCAAGATGCTTCTACACCCTTTGCATTGACTCTTGGGACAGGTGATACGCCCCCCAGTGTCAGTCTGTCTCCACAGGACACGAAGACTCCTGTCCCCATAACCTTCGCTTCTGATGCGTCTACGGTCTCACTAGCAGTTCAAGCTCTAATGAGAGGCCCCCAGGGTGCCTCCGGTGGATTATCGAACGTAGATGAGTTCGTCGCGACAGTAGGTGGTACCCAGACTAGGACCTATGAGACGGCTCCGTCGGCTTCAACGATGGTGTTTATCAACGGTCTACGACAGTCAGGTTCATCGTTCTCGATAACGAATACCTCAATCACGTTGCCAAGTACCCTGAATATCGAAATCGGTGACCTGATTCAGGTCGAGTATTAAAGGATCAATCTCAAATGGCTCAGACCCAGATCAATGGCGCTACTCAGATCAAGGCGGGGTCAGTCCCGCTGACTGCCCTCGTTTCTGGATATTCGATCCCGACTGCCAATTTGGCCCAGGGCGGGCTTTTCATCCAGAGCGGCGGCTCTGTGGCCATGACTGCGGCCCTCAATATGGGCTCGAACCAGATCAACTCCGTCGCGAACCCCGTTGTGGCGACCGATGCTGCGAACAAGGCCTATGTCGATGGCTTGGTGAACGGCTTCACGCTGCATGGCGCCAAAGTCGTCTCTGTCGCCAACCAGGGCACGCTTTCGGGTCTTCTGACGATCGATGGTCACGTCCTCGTCGCTGGCGATGTGGTTCTCCTCACGGCTCAGACCACGGCTGCGCAGAACGGTCCTTGGGTGGCTGCGTCTACCGGTTGGACTCGTCCGACCTGGTGGGCTTCGGCTGCGGCGCTTCCCGAGGGCAACTACTTCCTGCTCGATCCCGATGGCACGACCTACAAGAACACGAAATGGTTCGTGACCACGGCTGGCACGATCACCGTCGATACGACCGCAATTGCCTTTACCCAGGATCAGTCGGGTTCGTCCTATGTCGCCGGCACCGGTCTTGGCCTCGCTGGTTCGACCTTCTCGGTCACTTACGGCACGACTTCTGGCACGGCGGCTCAGGGTAACGACACCCGCATCACCGGCGCTCTCCAGACCTCTGCCCTCGGCGCCAGTGTTCAGACGGCTCTTGGCGTGGCTGTGGGCTCCGCTGGTTCGGTTGTACTCAACGGCGGCGCTCTCGGCACTCCTTCCAGCGCCACGCTTACCAATGCTTCGGGCTTGCCTATCTCGACGGGTGTCTCGGGTCTCGGTGCAGGCGTTGCCACGGCTCTCGCAGTCGCTATCGGCACGGGCGCTGGTCTCGCCCAGCTTTCGGGCGGCTTCCTCACGGCGGGTGATTTCCCGGCTCTGACGGGTGACGTGACCACGGTTGCCGGCGCTCTTGCCACGACGGTCAATCACACGGCGGGCTCTGGTTTCGCGAAATACACCGACTTTGTGAATGCCGAGACGCCTTCGGGCACTGTGAATGGCTCCAATGCGACGTTCACCCTCGCCAATACGCCCACCACTGGGTTCGGCAGCGTTAACACGCTCTCGCTCTACCTCAATGGCGTGCTGCTCGAAGCTGGTTCGGGCAACGATTACACGCTCTCGGGCAGCACGATCACGGCTCTTTTGATCCCGCAAACCGGCGACAAGTTGCGCGCTTACTACATGAAGTGAGGTTGAGTTCGAATGGCACAGATTGATACCCGACATGAGGCGCTGCTCCGCTTGGTGCAGCGTCTCCAGAAGGAATACGGCGAGACTTCGATAGCGAATTTCGCTCTCGATGAGCAGCTCAACCAGGCCGAGGCTCATATTCAGCATCTTCATGCGCTGGACGAAGAGAAGAACTCGACGATTACTGCCCTGTTCGCTCGCATCAAGCAGGCCGACGAAGACAACGAATCCCTGCGCAAGCAGCTCGATCCCAAGCGGGGTGATCGCTTCGCTGGCCCTCGCAAGAAAGCAGCTGTTCGTGGCGCAGACCAAGATCAATCCGTCTGATCAGATCCCGAGCGGATCTCTCACTCGGGCGATGCTGAATACGACTAACGCCGGGTCTGCGGTCATCGCTAAGGTGATCGCAGGCTGGGGTGTTGGGCTGACTTCGACGGGAGCCGATAGTGGCACAGGCGATGTCACTCTCGGTCTGACCGGAGATGGCCTGGGTTCTCGGAACCATCTCCGAAATCCGACTTTCGTCATCAATCAGCGGGCTGTTTCCGGCACAGTTACACTTGCCGCAGGTGTCTATGGCCATGATGGCGTAAAAGCAGGCGCTTCAGGCTGCACTTATACGTTTTCGGCCTCTGGCCTCGACACGACGCTGACGATTACGGCAGGTTCGCTGATTCTGCCCATCGAGTCGGTGTTTATCGAAGGTGGGTCTTACACACTCTCGCAAGCGGGCACGGCTCATGCCCGTGTCTGGCAGGGCACTGGCACTACCGGCACAGGCTCCTATGTCGCTGCGCCTTTCACGGTCACAGGGCTCACCGTCAACACTCAAACGAACGTCGAGTTCACGACTGGAACTGTTCTACAACCGCAGTTCGAGGCTGGCTCTACGGCTACGAACTTCGAGCGTCGGATCATCACCGATGAATGGTCGCTCGCGCTGCGATACTATCTGTCGACCTATGCCGCAGGCGTGAAGCCCGGCACGGCTGGCGCTTCGCCCGCTTTTGCGGTCTTTGCTCAGACTGCAATCAGCTATCTTGTTGTGTTCTCGGGGTTCTTTCCAATGCCGATGCACGCAAATCCGACCATTGTTATCTATTCGCCCAACAGCGGAGCTTCCGGGAATGTCTATGCAAACAATGCCGGCTCCGACCAGGCTGCTTATGTCTCTGGTTCCTCACGTTTTGGTCTCACGGTAAGTTTAAACGGTTCCAGCCTCACGGGTGGTTTCCAGATAAACTTCACCGCCAGTTCGGATATCTAAAGTGTCTTATACCCTAATGGCCAACTCAACGTCTGTTCGACGCGACTCCGACAATGCAATGATCCCCAATGATCCGGCCAATATCGACTGGGTGGCATATCAGACCTGGCTGGGGGCGGGAAATACACCCTCGCTAGCACCTTCAGCACCTGAACAAGTTCCGTCTTGTCAGCTTTGGCAATTGCAAGCTGTGTTGACTGCGGCGCAATGGGTTCTAGTGCAGAATGCGGTCGCAACGCTGAACAATCCTGCCGTCAGCGCCTTCTTTGCCCATGGTACGAACGTCATCCCGGCCAATTCGACAACGCTCGGGTCACTGGCGACAGCAATCGGCATCGATCCCTCGACACTGCCTACCTTGATCGCAGAAGCTGCTGCTATTGCTATCCCTTAAAGTAAACTCTAAGTAGGAGGAAGCAACAATAGCTTCCTCCTAGTTGTATATAATGTCTATAATAGACTACTGCATGTACACTGAGCCAGGTATAAGCCAATTGGCGCTCAGAGAAGGTACTGCACGATGTCTGAAGACACTTGGACCCTCGGAGTCCTTTCCCCTCCGGCAAGCGATTTGGTCGTTGTTCCGAGCGATATTTCGCTCATTGAAGCGATTGCGGGGGTCGACTCGGCAGGCATCACTGTCGTCAACGTAAATCAGCTGCTTGGAGCACCCATTGGCCCGGCCAATGCTGTTCCGATGTATGACGCCTATTTGTCGCCTGTGACGACGGCTTGGACGAGCGCCACGGCCCTGAATACGGCCTTTGTGGTCAATACTTCGGGCTACGACACGGTGATCTTCACGGCTGTCGGCGGTGCGACCGTTACAGGCGGCGCCATCACTTTTGAGGTTTATGACGGCGCGAACTGGCTGCCCCTGAAGGCGGCTCGAACCGACTCGTATCTTACGGACTCGGTGTTCACCCTCTCGGCGAACTTCTCGAAAGCCTGGCAGCTCTCGGTTGCTGGCTTCCCTCAGGCCCGAGCCCGTCTGTCTACGGCTCTCACCGGAGCTGGAAGTCTTGGGTTGACGATGGCTGTTTCGTCGGCTCCGGACACTTCGCTTGTGACCGTGGGTTTCGACCCGTCTTCTCCTTTGCCGGCTGGCACGAATGCTCTCGGCACTGTGATCGCTGAGTTGAGCGCTCCTCAAGCTACCGCGGATCAAGCTTCGGCTGCGATCACGGCGACCACCACGAGCGCGGCAGTCACGCCCACCTTCGGCGCCGAATATGAAGTCAACCAGGTCGTCACCGCTGTGACCGGCACTTCTCCGACGATGGATGTTGTTGTCGAAGAGTCCGAAGACGGCACGAACTGGTTTGACGTCTACCACTTCTCCCGAATCACGGCGGCTGGCGCTTATCGTTCGCCGAAGCTGATCATGAAGGGGACTCGACTTCGTGTTGTCGAGACGATCGGCGGCACCACGCCCTCGTTTACCCGGTCCAGGAACCGTCTTCAGGGCTCCTCGGGGATGGCTCAGTTCACTCGACGTATCTTCGATCGAGCGATCTCGCTCACCACGCTCTCGGCGACGACCACCACCACTTCCGGCAATGCCCTGAATGTTCAGGACTGCCGCAATCTCTCGCTGACCATCAACATTGGCGCTGCGACGACTGCTCCGGCTTTGCAGCTCCAGGCTTCAGAGGATGGTGGCGCTTCCTGGTTCCTCATTGGTTCGCCTTTGCTCGCAGTCGCCTCGTCCACCGTCTCCATGACGCTCACCAACGTGAATTACGAGCTGGTCCGAGCCATCGTCACCACGGCTGGAGCTACCGTCACTCCCGGTTACGTCGCCATCAAGGGCTTCTGAAATGGCTGATCTCGCCACGATTCTGCCGGTCACCCTCGCTTTTGAGGGTGGCTGGGCCGACAACCCGAAAGATCCGGGTGGAGCGACGATGAAGGGGATCACCTTCGCGACGTTCAAGCAGTTCTTCCCCGGAAGGACGGTCACCCAGCTTCGCGACATCTCGGATGCAGACGTTCAGCACATCTACGATGTCGGGTACTTCACGCCCATTTCAGGCTCTACGCTCACGCAAGGCGTGAGCATGGTGGCGTTTGACTACGGCGTCAATTCGGGCGTCAGTCGAGCCAAGAATGTCCTTGCCAGCACGAGCGCTCTCTCGGGAGTTCCTCGGGTCACGGCGATTTCGAACGCTCGCCTCTCGTTTCTGCACGCTCTCAGCACCTGGAAGTATTTCGGCACTGACTGGGGTCGAAGGGTCGGTGAAGCTGAAGCCCAAGGCATCAAGTGGGAGACGATCTCTCCTGCGGCTGCTTCGGTCACGATGAAGGCGTCTGCCACCACGGTTCGCAAGACTGCAACTGCCCATACGACTGTTGCGGTGGCTTCCACGGCCACGGTGCCCACGAGTTTCGCTGTTCCCACTCAGATTTCAACGACCACCGAGCTGATCATCTTCGGTGTCGTCATCGCTGTGGCGGCTGTCTTCGGGATCCTCGCTTTCCACAATTCCCAACGTGCCTCTGCTCTGGAGAAGGCTTCATGAACGTCGCTCTCGATGACCTGAAGCCCATCGTCGATCTGCTGCTCACCAATGGTGTGCCGCTGCTGGCGAATATGCTCCTCCCCGGTGTTGGCGGCACGGTCGCAGCTGCTGTGATGCCCTCCTTGGTTCAAGCCTTTGGCCTGACCCCGGAAGCTTCAGTGTCTGATTTGGCGACAGCCATCCAGGCTGACCCGAATGCCGCCGCCAAACTGGCTGTGCTTCAGGAACGGCACGCTTCGCAGTTGGATTTCTCCAAGTCTGCGGTCGACGCCAACGAGGAAGCGATCAAGCTGGAGCCCTCGTTCTGGGGCCGGCTTTTCGTCGGTGGATGGCGGCCTGCTATGGGCTGGGTCGGCGTCTGGGCGGTCATCTATCAGATCGTCGCCTCGGCAACGAAGCTTCCCCTGATGCCGATCGAGATGTTCGGCACGGTGTTGGGTCTCTGGACTGGCTTGGCCGGTATCAGGGCGGTCGAGGCTGTCAAGGGTGTGGCTCGTAGCTCTCTCAGCGTGGTTCACGAGAATGCAATTGCCGCTGCTTTCGCCAAAAAGGTGAAATGAAGATGGCGGTTGAGGCTGCGGGAGCAGACATCCCCAATTGGATCGTTGCTCTCGGAGTTGGCCTGGGATCAGCGATCATCAGTGGCTTCTCAGGCTTCCTTGTTGGCCTCGTCAATCGTGGTCCAGCCATGCAGTTGGCCATCAATGCAGCTTTCGAGCCGCTTCTGGAGGGCTACAAGGCGAGGGTTTCTGAACTCATCGCCGAGATACACACCCTCCGATATGAGGTGAAAGAGCTCCAAGAGGCGCTGACCACAGCCAAGCAGGAACTCCACCTGGCTCGAACCAACGATACCCCGACTGGATTCGGCGTCTAAGGGACTCAAAATGGATACCGGTGATGCAAACCAGGATACCCAGTTCCAGCTTGCTGAGGACGTGGACACCAAGCTCACGAAATGGATAAACGAGCCGACTGTCGAGATCCTGAAGCGTGATCTGGAGTCGACTCGTAGTGCTCACGACGAGCACGTTGCCAAAGTCGACACTTGGACGGGTCTCTTGCATGGTCGGCATCATGGGGAGAAGCGTAATGGCCCCTATGAAGGCGAGAGTGAAGGTCGCCGAGAGAAAGCCCCCAAGGGGCGCTCCAAAGTCCAGCCGAAGCTCATTCGACGTCAAGCCGAGTGGCGCTATGCTGCGCTGAGTGAGCCTTTCCTTGGTTCGAACAAGCTCTTCAAGGTGGATCCTTGCACCTATGAAGACGCTGCTGCGGCCACTCAGAACGAACTCGTGCTGAATTGGCAGTTCCGAACCAAACTCAATCGCGTCAAGTTCGTTGATGACTACGTTCGATCGACGGTCGATGAGGGTACGTGCATCGTTCGAGTGGGCTGGAGGCGGCAGACTGTCCATATAAAGAAGACTGTGCCGGTCTGGGATCACTATGAAATCGACAATGAGCAAGATGCTCAGACCCTGAAGCAGGCTCTTGACCTCAAGCAGGAGAATCCGAGGGCCTACGAAGATCAGGTCCATCCGGCTGTGAAAGCCGCTGTCGATCTTCACGAGGAGACCGGGACAGCCACCAAGGCCGTGCAGAATGGGACTGAGGAAGTCCCCCACGAAAAAGTCCTTCAGAACTTTCCGACTGTCGAAGTCCTCGATCCGCGGAACGTTTTCATCGATCCCTCGTGCAATGGAGACATCTCCAAGGCGCTCTTCTGCGTGATCACGTTCGAGACCTCGAAGTCTGAGCTTCTCAAAGAACCCAAGAAATACAAGAACCTCGACAAGGTGAACTGGTCGTCCAACGCCCCGGTCAGCGAGCCCAATCACAGGACCCAGACCCCCAGTGAGTCGATGATGCTCGACACGATGCGCCGCAAGGTCGTCGCCTATGAGTATTGGGGCCTCTACGACATGAACAAAGACGGCGTTCTTGTGCCGTTTGTCGCTACCTGGATCGGATCCACTCTGGTCCGGATGGAGCCCAATCCCTATCCGGATGAGGGTCTCCCGATCGTTTTGGTCCCCTATATGCCGGTGAAGCGTCACCTCTACGGTGAACCTGATGCGGCCCTGCTCGAGGACAATCAGGCGATCCTGGGTGCTGTGATGCGAGGCATGATCGACTTGCTCGGTCGCTCCGCCAATGGCCAGCAGGGCATTGCCAAGGGAATGCTCGATCCTCTGAACCGTCGTCGCTACGAGAACGGGCAGGACTACGAGTTCAACCCGAATATGTCGCCGGCGAACGGCATTATCGAGCACAAGTACCCGGAATTGCCGCAGTCGGCTCTGTCCATGACGGCCATGGTGAACCAGGAAGCGGAAGCCCTCACAGGTGTGAAGAGCTTCTCCGGTGGCATCTCTGGTTCGGCCTACGGCTCTGTCGCCGCCAATGCCAAGTCTGCACTCGATGCAGCTGCTCTCCGTGAGATGGCGATTCTTCGTCGTTTGGCGAAGGGCATGGTCGACATTGGCACCAAGATCATTGGCATGAATGCCGTGTTCTTGTCCGACAAAGAGACGGTCATGGTCACGAACGAGAAGTTCGTCGAGATCAGCCGTGAAGACCTCAAGGGCAACTTCGATCTCGATGTGGACATTTCCACGGCTGAAGTCGACGACGCCAAAGGCCAGGATCTGAGCTTCATGCTCCAGACTTGTGGCCCTGCGGCTGGCCCTGAGATCACGATGATGATCCTGGCCGAGATCGCCGAACTGAAGCGTATGCCCGTCTTGGCTCAAAAGCTCCGCAACTTCAAACCGAGCCCTCCGCCTCCGCCTTCCCCGGAACAGCAGCAGATCACGCAACTCCAATTGCAGGCTGCCCAGCTCGCGGTTCAGAAACTTCAGGCCGAGATCGAACTGATCCAGTCCAAGGCAGGCATGGAAGACGCTCGCAAGGACAAGACCAATCTCGATTACGTCGAGCAAGAAACGGGCACGGCCCATGCTCGCGATATGGAGCTTCAGCAGGCTAATGCCCTAAGTCAGCAGCAGTTGGCTTCCACAAATGCAGAAGGTCAGCGGCATTTGGCGGTGACGAAGGCGCTCACTACTCCAACAAAGGAAGGAGAGAGCAAGCCTGATATTCATGCCGCCGTAGGTTATAATCATCTCGCGAAGACTACTACGCTGTAAGTTATGCTTTGACTTGGTTCGAAAATGTTTTAACAGTGCCCAAGTCAAGTCGAACTAAGTCAACTTTCCCTCAAGGACCACTCAGATATGTCTGAAGTCGCTCAACTCGAGAACCAGCTCGAATTCAACAAGCACTTGCTCGAACAGAAGACCCGTGCGGAGCGTCTTGCTCGCAACATGGACTTCCGGAAGATCATCCTCGAAGGTTTCTGCCGTGACGATGCTGCTCGTTACGTTCAGGAGAGCGCTGATCCGTCCCTGAGTGCTGAGAATCGTGCCGATGCGCTCAATATGGCCCAGGCTTCTGGCCATCTGAAGCGCTACCTGAGCTTGCAGATCCAGATGGGCGGCATGGCCGATCGGAATATCGCCGACATCGAAGAGGCTCTCGTCGAGGCTCGTGCCTCCGAGGTCGAAGGCTCGGAAGGCGTCGAAGTCTGATGTCCGCTTCCGACCTTCTCAATATGTCCGATGAGGACTTTCTGAAAAACCCTCCCAAGTCGGAGGTTGTTGACCCTGTTGAGAAGGTCGATGCCGCAGTGGTTGCGCCACTGACGGAGGCGGCTGAACCGGTTGTCACCACCCAAGCTGAGCCGGTTCAGCCGCCTAAAGGCAAAGACGACAAGGTCATTGTCCCTCCCGCGAAGGACAAGCCGACCGGGGTCGTCGAACCTGTTTCCGAAACCGTCGTTGAGACCAAACCCAAGCCGAAAGTCGTCAAGGCGAAGACCGCCGATGACGACGAGTCCGGCGAAGATGGAACCAACGGGGGTGAGGACGAAGGCGAGACGGTCGACGGCAAAGAAGAAGCCGCTGGCGGTCCCGACTACGAGGCGCTCTACAAGCAGGTCATGCTGCCTTTCAAGGCGAATGGCCGCACCATCGAGCTCAAGACGCCGGATGAGGCGATCCAGCTCATGCAGATGGGCGCCAACTACACGAAGAAGATGCAGGAGCTGGTTCCGCACCGCAAAGTGCTGGCCATGCTCCAGAACAATGGGCTGATGGACGAGGGCAAGCTTACTTATCTGATTGATTTGGATAAGAAAAACCCCGAAGCGATCAAGAAGCTCATCAAGGAAGCCGGCCTCGACCCCCAGGAGATCGATACCTCCGTCGAGCCGGCCTATCGTGAAGGCAATCACCGAGTCAGTGATGATGAAGTCGCTTTCCACTCGGCTCTGGAGGACATGAAGTCCACTCCGGATCGTGTGGGAACTCTCAAGGTCATCAACGATAATTGGGATCAGGCCAGTAAGGACGCTCTCTGGAAGTCGCCCGACATTATGTCGATCATCCACGGCCAGCGCGAGACCGGTGTCTACGACCGAATCGCTGCTGAGGTGCATCGTCGCCAGACTCTCGGATCCATTCCGACAAGTGTTCCTTTTCTCCAAGCCTACAAGGTTGTGGGAGATCAGATGACGGCGGCGGACGCCTTCAAGGATCTGATTTCCAAGCCTGTTCCCCCGGCCAAAACCCCAGTTGTGGTGGCCACTCGTGTCGCGGCTCCCAAGCCTGCGTTGACGAATGGCGCCCGAGCTGCGGCTGCGTCCACCACCCGACAGGCCCCTGCTGCTTCTGCGAAGGTCGCCTCGAACCCGCTCGCTATGAGCGACGAGGACTTTCTGAAGCAAATGGCTGGCCGTGTCTGACCTTTGAAAGCGCTCTAAGTCATGTTGAACTATATCCCCAGCCTCGCGGATGGCGGCGTCATCGACTCCGGCAACACGCCCAATCAGTTGCAGCCCTGGTTCTACCTCAAGAAGGCGATCATCACCGCCCGAAAGGACCAGTATTTCATGCCGTTGGCCAACACGGTCAACATGCCGAAGCACTTCGGCAAGACCATCAAGGTCTACAACTACGTTCCCCTGCTCGACGACCGCAACGTCAACAACCAGGGCCTCGACGCGAACGGCTCTACCATCGCCAACGGCAATCTCTATGGCTCTTCGCGAGACGTCGGCACGATCAACACGAAGCTCCCGGCGCTGACCGAAGATGGCGGCCGAGTGAACCGAGTCGGCTTCACCCGTCTGTCGGTCCAGGGCTCCCTGTTCAAGTTCGGTTTCTTCACCGAGTTCACCCAGGAATCGCTCGACTTCGACACCGACGAAGAGCTGATGGACCACCTGGCGACCGAACTGATGAACGGCGCCGTCCAGTTGACGGAAGCGGTGCTTCAGCGTGACTTGCTCGCTTCGGCGGGCGTGATCCTCTTCGCTGGTTCGGCTGTGTCGCAGGCGACGGTTTCGGGCGAAGGCGCTACGCCTTCGATCGTCTCCTACAAGAACCTGATGCGCCTCGACCTGGTGCTGACGAACAACCGCACTCCGAAGCAGACCACGGTCATCACCGGTTCCCGGATGATCGACACGAAGACGATCCCTGCGGCTCGTGTGATGTTCGTCGGCGGCGATGTCGTGCCCCTGCTCAAGGGCATGACGGATCTGTTCGGCAACAGCGCCTTCATCTCGGTCCAGCATTACGCTGACGCCGGCACGATCCTGAATGGCGAGATCGGCTCGATCGACAACTTCCGCATCGTGCAGGTGCCGGAAATGCTCCACTACGCCGGCGCCGGCGCTGCTGTCGGGACGAACCCCGGCTACCAGAGCACCTCGGTGTCGGGCACTTACCACTACGACGTCTTCCCGATGCTCGTGTTGGGCGACGACAGCTGGACGACCATCGGTTTCCAGACGGACGGCAAGACGGTGAAGTTCGCCGTTCAGACGAAGATGCCGGGCAGGGACAACCTGACCAAGCTCGATCCCTACGGCGAGACCGGGTTCAGCTCGATCAAGTGGTACTACGGCATCCTGATCAAGCGGCCCGAGCGCATGGGCATCATCTACACCGTCGCTCCGATCTAATCGACGGCCACACAACAGAGGGAGAGCTTCGGCTCTCCCTTTCTTTCCTGAACACAATCCTCAGTGAGTACCGAGAATCCCATGAATGACGAGAACCAGGGCAACGATACCTCCGGCGAACCGAAGGTGAGCGAGACTCCCGAAGGTATGGGCAGCGATGAGCTGACTGTGCTGAAGCAACGTGCGAAGCTCATGGGGCTGGTTTTCTCGAACAACATCGGCATTCAGGCGCTTCGCCAGAAGATCGAAGCCAAGATGGCCGGCGAAATTGTGACTGCCGACGCTGAAGCGGACAATGCGCCTGCTCAGGCGAATCCTCTCACCGGCGAAGATCCGGTCAAGGACGTGAACCCGGTCACCGGCAAGCCGCTGACGACTCGGGAGATCCTCATGCGGGACCAAATGAAGCTGGTGCGGCTTCGCATCACCAACATGGACCCGAAGAAGAAAGAGCTTCCCGGCGAGATCCTCACGGTCGGTAACGAATTCCTCGGCACGGTCTCGAAGTACATTCCCTTCGGCGAAGTGACCGACAACGGCTACCATGTGCCGTTCATCCTCTACACGATGATGAAGGATCGGAAGTTCCTGAACATTCGCACCACGAAGACTGCGAACGGTCAGTCGAAGGTCTCCCAAAATTGGGCGAGCGAGTTCGCTCTGGAGATCCTTCCTCCCCTCACGCGGTCCGAACTCGACAAGCTCGCCACGGCCCAGGCTGCTGCCGGCGTCTTCGCTGGGGCCAACGAAGAGTCGCTCTGACCTTCTGAGTTCGAGTGTTTATTGGCCCACTTGGTTCCAAAAAGAGCCAGTGGGCCTTTCTTTTAAGGGCCGCAGCACATGACGAACACGACCGACACCGTAGACCTCGCCACGATCAATCCGGTCGACATCACGTCTTCGCTTTTCCAGCTTCCGGAGCTGGGAACGGATACGATGTATGCTGCCGTTCAGCCCATGAACATCTCGCGGGTGACTACGGGTTCCGTGGGCGGAACTGGCGCTTTCGACCAGCTGATGGCTGGAATGAAAGCCCAGCTCAAGCACGAGTACGAGAACAACCGGATCACCGGTGCTGAATACACGAAGGCTTTCACGGACCTCACGGCTGCTGCGATGCAAACCGCGGTGCAGTTCGTGCTTGGCGCTGACGCCAGCTTCTGGAGCTCGCAGACGGCTCAAATCCAGGCGATCACAGGGCGTATCGCCATGGAAACTGCTCGCTTTACCTACCAGAACATCTTGCCGGCTCAGTTCGCTCTTGTCGCCGAACAGGGTGATGCGCAACGGGCTCAGACTTCGGACACTCGCTTGGATGGCGTTCCCATTGCTGGCGTCATGGGCGCTCAGGAAGCTCTCTACAAGCAGCAGATCATCTCCTACCAGCGAGATGCCGAGGTGAAGGCTGCGAAGATCTTCACGGATGCCTGGATCACCCAGAAAACGATCGATGACGGCCTTCTCCCGCCCAACGGCTTCACGAATGACTCCGTGAACCTGGTGCTCACCTCGATCATGTCCAACAACGGCTTTGGCGCCCCCGTTGCCTAAGGGGCTTTGAACCAATGAGCTTCTGGAGCGACTTTTTTAGTCCGACGAAGACGATCAGCGTGTCGTCTACCGTCTATAATCTGGCTGGTGACGTCAATAAGAGGCCGAATTTCCTCGATACGACGACGCTGGGGGCTGTGCTTTCCGATAGCGATCAGTCGATCACCGAGCAGCTCCAGAACGCTTACATCAATGGTCCTGGCATCCAGCTTCGAGGCTTTTCGAGGTGGGCTCGGGACTTTGGCTACGATGACTTGGTGGGCATTTCAACCACGCCTCTGAGCCTCACTTCGGCTCTTGACCCGACAGTTCTGAAGCCTTTGCTTCCGCCTCCTCCGGCTGGCCAAAGTCTGGTCATCCAAGCAAGCTCGATCGGGCAGTTTGATTTCACCTTCTGGGTCAACGAGTTCATGGTCGAGAATTATCCGACCCTCCTGAACACGGCCTACACCTGCGATCTCAACGGAAGCACCGGCGTCGTCACGATCACTTTCGCAGACACGACGACGACCACATTCACGCTTCCCCCTTTCGACGCCACTGCCCAGTATCTCTATGTCGCCTACAACTATGGGATCCCTGGCACCCCTGGTTCTCCAGAGATCCCTGCGACTGTCGGGCCTCCTCCGACTCCGGATATTCCGGCAGTGCCTTATGTCCCAGACACTTGGACCCAGGTGCTGTTTCTCGCTTACAAGCAGGGCTCGGGAAATCCTGCGTTCGATGCGCTCTTCACGGCGACCTCGGACACTGGTCTCTTTTTTCCCTATATCCCCATCATGGTGGACAAGAACTTCATCTCGGCTTCCTACATGCCGGATGTCTACACGCAGGCGAAGAAGGCGGTTACGAAGTCGCTCAACGCCAAATATGACGACATCGTCACCAAGATCAAAGCAAACGCCAATGTCGGCGACATCGATTACGCTTACATTGTGTTCGGCGTCTCGCTGAACGTGGCTGAGAACGCCTGTCGAAACTACATCTACCAGTTCTTTCTCGACATTATGCAAGGGCTCAATCTCTCGAACAGCGAGTTCCAGGACTGGCAAGCAGCTTATGCTGTGGCTGCTGCGTCGATGGCAACCTGGGCAGAGTGGCAAGTCGCTCAGAGCGACAGCACCAACCCGCTTTATGGGACTGCAAGTCCCACTGTGGTGCCATACCCTGCTGCTCCGAGCTACTCTGTGCAGGTGGCGAGCACGAACGATGCCATCTTGAACTACAACATGACGATCTCGTGGGCCGGTCTCAATGAGACAACGGGCTCGGGACAGCTCATGAACGAGCTGGGAGTTCCGGCAAAGGCTGGTGAGTTCTGGTTCGAGAACACTTCGAACACCTTTGTCAGCGCTCCAGCCTGGGTGAATGCTGCCATTGGTTCGCTTCCCACCACGCAGGAGCAGACCCACACTCGCTTGTACTGGCAAGTCGACTCGAACAGCTGGCGTGCGCTCGATATTTACAACCTGACCCACACCAATGCCATCTATGGCGGCAAGACGGTGGTCACGACAGCCATTGCTGCACTCTCAGATAGCTCTGAGAGCCCCTTCATTATCCCTTTGAACGAAGAGATCTATGCCTCGATGTCGCTCATTACGAGCACACAGATGGCAACGGCTTGCTGTTTCTTGGTCTTCAACAGTTACACCGTTGTGACTGCGCCTTGGTACACAGCTGGCTGGTTCAAAGTGCTTTTGATCGTCGTGGTGATCGCCCTCTCGGTGGCTACGGGAGGTCTGGGCATTGGCGCTGGAGGTTTGCTCGGCACGAACCTCTCTGTGGGTATGTCCCTTGGGCTCTCAGGCACCGCGGCTGCGATCGTCGGAGCCGTTGCGAATGCTCTGGCAGCCATCGTGCTCGTGCAGCTGATCCAAGTAGGGTCCACAGACCTTTTTGGACCTCAGCTCGGCGCAATCATTGGAGCTATCGCCGGGATCGTCGCCCTGCAAGTGGGAACGGCCCTTGCCATGGGCACGACTCCCTCTGCCCTTCTGGGTCAGATGCTTCAGCCCACCAATTTGCTGAAGCTCACCGAGTCTGCGGGCAATGGCTTCGCTCAAGTTCTGCAAGGCGATGCTCAAAAGATACAAGCCTCGACACAAACGATGGAAGCCCAGTATAATGCGGCTGACGCACAGGTCGAGGCCCAATATACCGCTATGTTTGGGGCGGGTGGTGGAGCTGACCTGGCAATCAATCCCCTATCGCTGACC